GTTTCCCAGTCACGATCACATGCGTTTCAATAAATGTAAGACATGCCTTCACATAGAAGGCTGGCATCACGCAAATCAAAAACAAACAAACATAGTAACAGGTAGAAGATACACCAGAGTGTGTTATGGTGTAGGCTGTACTTGTGAGAAATTTGAAGGAGATAATTCACGATGACTAATGAAAATAACCCATTTAAAGAGTATAATGATGTTAAAACAGAACTATTGAAAGCATTAGCCACATATGGTATTATTGATTTGAGTGGAGTAATTAAACCACGATAAACAATGGTAACTAATCGACAACTCGATATCCTAGAGAGGAAAATACTAGGAATAGATATAGGTAAAACAGATGAGGTCATTGCCCCCTATCCAAATGAACTGCCAAAAAATACATTAGAGTGGGTATTCCAGGCTAGACCATACATAGGCAAGAGAAAAAGAGATTTTACCAAGTTTCCATACTGGATAGACATCTATGAAGACAATCATCCTAACATCATGGTCAAGGCAGCCCGACAAACATTCAAAACAACTACTTCGACAGATATTATCGGGTGTGCAGCCACAACAAATCCTGGGTCTGAAATCTCCTATGTGGCTGACAACGATGCTCACAGATCTGCATTCTCAAAACAAAGACTGAGAAGAGAGACATTCCTGGCCAATCCAGAACTAAAGAAATTCCTACCATATGGAAGAGCAGCAGTAACAGAAATCAACCTGTTAAATGATGCTGTCGTATACCTACTCACAGACGAGGGAGAGTATCGAGCTGTAGAAGGAAAATCTAATATCGTACTGGTGTGTGATGAATACCAATATCATGATGTGCAATATCTATACAAGGCTCTTTACACACTATCTCAAACTCATGGAAGATTTTATGGATTCGGAATAGGTGGAGAGCAGGGTTCAGAATATGTCAAAAACTGGGAAAAAACAGACCAAAGAGAATGGGTATACGATGACCCAGACTGGAGAAGTCATTTACAATTCGACAGTCAAGGAAACATATCAAATAACAATAAAGACCTTAAATCAATACTCAGTGGACGGTGGGTGGCTCAGAAGCCTGAGAACACACAGTATAGAGGATACCACATCCCTCAAACAATAGTACCAACAATACCATACTCAATTGAGTCAGCTATAAACGATTACCACGTACAGCCACAACTATCCATACAATACCAAGAGAAAAATTTTCCACGTTCAATATTTCTATCACATACACTAGCTGAAGACTACAAGGCAGAGAGAAGACCAATCACTCCAGAAATGATACGAGAGTGTATGATGCCAGAACTAAGAATGTTACGACCTGAAGAGGTAAAAGAATACAAGGCCATATTTGGAAACGAATTGCGTGTATTAGGTGGCATAGACTTTGGTAGCAGTACAGTAACACCAACAACAGTTCTATCAGTTAATCTCCACTGGAGAAAGTCAGGACGATACCAGATAGCATTCATGGAAAAGATACCACAATCAGAGCATCCAATGGACAAGGCCAGACACATAGTGGATACATTCAGAGCATATGGCTGTGACTTTTCAGTGGGAGATTGGGGACATGGTCAAGACATGATACCATTCATCCAGAAAGGCGGACGTGACTCCAAGGATGTGAAGTTTGAAGGACTAGGCAAGAAGAGATTCAAAGGCTGTATGACAATTGGAGATCCATCAAAACCATTCCAAAAACAACAAGAAGAGACAAAAGAGGACGGCAACAAAGAACTGGGCAAGATAATCATAGACAAAACAACAACACTACAGAACTTTATCGATCTCTTTGGAAGATACGTATCCCACCCAACAAGACCAACTGAAGAAGACCTAAAGAGAACAATCTACATGATACCAGGCCAACTAGACTATGAAATAGACTACATCCTAGATGAATGGCCCTCACTAACAAGAAAAGACCTGGCTGAGAACCCAGAGGATGCAAAAGAGGATGGAAGGCAAAACGTCAAGAAAGAGTACAATCACCCACCAGATTCACTAATGTCTCAGGTGTACACGTTTGTGGCTGACAATAATTATAAAGAGACAGCCAATAGACTACTTGGAGTGAGGAGATAACAGAATGGCCAGAATGTTTGATGGATATGAGTCATATCTTCATTACAAACTCGTTCTATCGTTTCTGGAAAAACAACCCAGAATACTAAAAGAAATTCAAGAGAAATTCGATTTTACCCACAACCGTGCATACCAAATAATGCAAGTACTATTGAATCATGGTATAGTAAAAGTACACAGTTATGAGCCTGGTGTCTCTGGAAGAGCAGTAAGATACCGTCTTACAAAACAAAATGTTTAATTACACTAGTATGATAGTAATACTAAGATGACTGTTCAAAAAACAATATTAGAAAAGGCCATCACAGGCCGTCAATACCTTGAACAAAAAGGTCTTGATCCAAAAAATTACTACTTGTCAGTGGACGGCATGAAAGCAGCCTCACTTGACACAGAAATCAAAGAAGGGCAAAAAGTCCAAGCAATACCAGCAATATCAGGTGGATAATCTGCCAGACGATAGAATGGTGGGTCATATTCCTATTTTTATGCCCAATGAAACTCAGGCTACTGTAGATGATATTGACGAACCAAGACCAGTAGATCCAGTACGTCAATATCCACTAAGAGCACCCACCTTTACAGATTTTCCAGAAAGTCACTGGCTACCTACTACCAGTCGTATAACTGAGATAAGATATACCGTTCATCCACAAGGAGGTTATGAATATCAAATGCGTTTTAGAGTACAAACACCCACAAACCCACTAACAATGGAAATAGATGTAGTATTTTTTCACCCCACTGACATTTTTCATGACATGGATGCTATTACTTGTCAGTTAGAAAGAGATACAGGTCATCCTAGATTCTTTATGAATAATACAACAGGTATAGAGATTCCAATAAACAATATAACGATAAATGCACACCCCGACGATCTAACTTTGAGACGTCCACCAATATATGAGACTAGTGCTACTAATCAAGACCAACTAAACAGATTGCAAGAACAGATAGAGGCAACAGCCCCAGCACCTATTCATGCTTTGGATATAATATCTGAGGTTCTTGGTCAAGGATATGAGATAGACACCACAACTACAACTGTTAGGGCAGACTATGATTCACAGACTTATCCACCCACCATGGCTAGTCCCTCTTCAGACTATGATCTACAGGAATACAAAAAAAGACGAGAACTCAAGCGAAAACTTCATGGCATGGTGTGTGCTGAATGTGATTGTCAACTAGACTCACCTGAACGAATATTAAAAAAACTAGGAGTAGAGGGAACAGAAGGTTATCTCAAATACTGTAAAATGGAAAAGACCGAACCAATGCTATACTGTTGTAAATGTACTGAAGTTATCAAGGATAACCCCGTTGTGTATAATCAATACCATAGAATGATACAAGACTGTAATGCAACAATAAGGAAGTTTGAAGAGAATCAACAACGAGCAAAAGAACTAGAGAAACGAGAAAAACAATTAGACGAACAACTCCAAAAATTAAAACCAAACTCCATGTTAGGCAGATTATTCTCAAAATACAGAACTTCGGAATCTTAATTAGCAACGTTATACAACAACGTATAACATTGGTTAGATGCCTGGGTTGTGATACAGTGGTAAAGTATGGCTATCAACAGCCAAATTTCAAGCGCTGGCAACTCTGTGGCAAGTGTGCCAGAGAACAACACCCAGAATGTTACAAGGGCAGAAAGATGATAACAATTCCTTTAGATATTATGGAGAATTGATTATATTTGACAACTAACATCAATTGTCACATGACCGCTAAACTGCTCTATAAAGAACAGGCAATAACTACACCATGTACCAAATGTCTAGTTGAATGGCTTTGTTTCTCACAAGGTTTGACTGTATGTTACAATTGATACTAACTGTCACATAAAACAAAATCTTTAACACATGTATAGAAAAAACCAGCAAAAGTAGCATGGGCATTTTGGGCAAGGTACGTAATAGTTTCTTAGGTAGCAGCAGCAATAGCAATCGTAGTAACCAGTCATCTAACTCGCAACAGCGCTCTTCAGGATACATACCAATGTCCAAAGGCCCAAGACCCAGTTCACCTCATTCAAATAAACTAAACCTGGCACACATGCAACACCTTGTAACAGAAGTAATGCAAAACACCATGGCATTCTCACAACCTGTATTTGGACCAACAATCGGTACATCTGGTGATTATTCCAGAGAAGGCTATGCATCAACCACTTTTGCAAAACCACGTGTCGCATTCAGAAAACTGGCATTAATTCTGGAAGAGGACGAGGACGCAAGATTTGCAATGAACCATCTCACATCATTGGTGACAGGTGGTGCTCATTATTGGAAGGCAAAGACAGATGAATATGGTGATTATCTTAACAAATTTTCAAAGGACATTGATTTTGACTGGCTTGACACTTTAATGGTGCAAGAGTCATTGTGGTATGGAAATACCGCTTGGAAACCCAGACTTGGAATTGGCCATATCAGAAACAAGGATGACCTCATGTGGCTTCCAATATCTTCACTACGTAGAATCTGGTGGGATAGACAAAGACAGCCATATGTGTACGAGTTCAGAGGTCCACAATACCAAGGATACCACCAAGTATCAAAATACTTTAACACTGACATCAAAGGCACCGATGTTATTCATATCGTATGGAATCCAGTGGATGCATCACCATTTGGCACAGGACTTGGCCAAGCATTAGCAATAGAAAGAGAGTACAAAGTTCAGACAGTAAACGGCCTAGAGGATAGAAAGTCAACATCACTTATGGACCAAAAAGTCGAGACACGGCACAACATGTTACAATCACAAAGACGATACATTCCAAGAAATGTTTACAGTATACCAGAAGGTGAAGATGCAGACGTAACTGCATTACGTTCTGACTTGCAGGAACTAGAACCACAAGAGGATGTGGTATCAGGAAACAAGATAGAAGTACAAGAACTAGGAAGTATACAGAAAGGTTTTGACCCAACATTACACAATGATCTTGTTCAAGGCCCAATAATGAAATCACTTGGCACTACAGTAGGCAAGCAAGCAGGAGAATCAAGCCACACATATGCAAATGCAGAGACAGCAGCAGAATTAGAACAGATAGGATTATCATCATTCCCATTAGCGATAGCAAGACAATTGCAGGATAAATTATTCAAGCCTTGGTACGATGCCAACCCAATGTATGACCCAATGTACTATCAAGGCATGATTGCATTGCAATGGGATGATATCGAACCAGAACTAAACTTTGGAAGACAAGAGAAGAAAACTGTTGATACTGACCAAGCAATCAAACTATTAGAGATTGCAATGCAGATGGGCGCACTACCAGACCCAGTGGAAGGAAGACAAATACTAAGTGACCTAGGATTGCCACTCAAACAAAAATTCACAGATCAAATAAATGCAGCATACAATAATTATCAGGTTGTGCCACCATACATGAATCAACAGCAACAACAACAACTAAGTTGGGACACTACACAAGCAGACCAAGCACCAAGACCAATGGACACTGCACCACCATATTCACCAGATGCAAACTACCCACACCCAAGTTATCCACATCCAATGCCAGACGGACAACCAGTAATAACTGCACATCCATCAGCACAAATAACGCCTGGAGTAGACTCAATGCCATCAGACCCAAGACTTAACCATGATGCTGTCTCAAGAATAAGAGATACGAAATGAAAAAATTACTAACAAGTGTCTATACCAATCTGTTTGGTGCATATTATTTCTCTATCTGGGAATCGTATAGTTGGTTTGGGCTAATATCATTTCAGGATGGTTGGAGAGTAAGAGGAATTACATTATTCAAGAGATGTTTCACCATTGAAAAGAGGTTGTTCGAGATTGTCAGAAAAACAACAAACTAAATTTTTTTCCTTTGAGGAGCCAAACAACCTCACAGTAGAGGAGGCTGTAACAGCATTTACTCATTCATCCTCATTTGTAGGAAACGTGAGATATGACCCAGACACATTAGAAATGAGAGTACTACTAAATGGAAGATCATACAATCTTTGCGGTGTATCCAGAAGAGAATATGATTCATTTGAGGGAGCATCATCAAAAGGTTCTTACTTTAACCGAATACTCAAAGGACAAAAAAACTGTGGTGCAATACAATCAAAATTCCTAACTGAGACAACACCAGAGATGAATTGGCTTACAGGACAATGGCCACCCGGCACACTAGGCCCAACAAGAATCCCAACTGCATCAATAGCTGACCAACCAACAATACCATATCCACCAACAGTTGAAAGTGTTGTAGTACCAAACTCATTATCAGGAATAACAATAGGAGCAAAAGACCATCATGTAGAGAATCCATCCACTGGACAACATCTCATCGGTGACATAGGTTCAGCATCATCAATGCATGGTGAGGAAGGCCATAGTGTAACCAAATCCATTCCAGGCATTCCACCAGACTATGAAACAAGAAAAGAAAACCTAGCCTACACTATCCAAGAGACAATTAACCAAACAATGTCAGAATTACAGTCACAGTTCAAATGGTTATCGCCAGAACATATCCAAAGAGCGAAAGAAGGAACCCGTCAATATGGTGGGCTGTTGCTGTTGATACGAGCAGCCAGTGAGACGGTCACTGATCATAGAGCAACAGCCCCACCCGGCACACTTCACTCACAATATCGTAGATTGTTATCAGCAAATGAACTCATGATGATGACAAGAACCGGAATAGGAAAAGGTGTAGACCTCAACCATTACAGCACACCATTCAGAACAGAAGGAATAGTGGTAGACGGTGAATTTGACCCAGAAAGAAAGGAGATTCAATTCTTGGTGTACGAGAGAGACCCCGAGATATGTGCAGCAATCCAATCAGGTAAACTAAATCAGGTATCAATTAATGGCAGTCCACCAAGAAACACCGTGCTCACATGTGGTACTGGTGAGTGTTTTGCAGAGCCAAGAGGTGTTGTATTGGGTGGAAAGGATGATATCGCATTTGCATATGTGGTGACTGACCCTCTAGGCATGCAATGGAGAGGCCATTTCATTCCTCCAGAAACACCAGGCGTTAAGAACACAAAAATTGAAATACTTTAAACTAGAATAATCACTATGCGTCAGAAATGTAAATATGTACAAATGTCGATCGTGACTGGGAAAC